CCGAACATAGAAGAACCAGAAGCTGGTCTGTTGATATCCTTACCTGCTGTTGAACCATATTTGAAGTCCATGTAGAAGATAAGACCTGATGGTAAGTTCATTGGTTGAACTGAAACGAATTCTTTAGCTGCGATGCTACCGAAAATACGTCTTACCAATGGAAGAGCTACACCCGCCCATTCTTCAGAACCGCCAGTTGTACCTGTTCTAGTTGCCTCATCAAGTAATTGTTTAGCTTGGTTTTCAAGCATTACTGCCATACCATGCTTTGAAGATTCTGAACCTACTCCTTCAAGTAAGCCAGTCTTCTCCCACTTTGCTTTCAAACCTCTGGTTTGCTCAAGCATTAATGACTGTGGGTTTTTGCCTGTCATAATTTGTTTTAAGTCCATTTTACTTAATTTAATTATTTTTTGTTAAAAATTTATTTAATAATACCTGCTAATTTCTTAAATCTGTCAGAAAAATCAGCTGATTCTGCAATTACTTGCTTAGCTGCTGCTGGCTTTGTAGATTTAACTGCTTTGCTAGCGATTCCTTCAGAGATTGATTTTTTAGTAGATTTGTTAGATGTAGTGTATTTGAAATTCTCTGCTAATGTAGAGTATACCAATTTAACTTCTCTAACTGATTTTGTTCTATCCAAAGTTTCGATAACTTTAACTTTCTGTTCGTTAGTCATGTTATGAGCTCTGAATAATTTGTTTGCGAACAACAACTTAGCGTTCAATAAGTTCACTTCGTTGATTGTTTTTTGAAGAGATTTGATAGTTTTGTAAGCTTCGTTCAATTCAGCTTTAATAGCCTCATCTTTCTTTTCTTCATCATCACCTTTCATATCTGCTTCCATTTCACGTAAGATTTCTTCCAAGTCGATAACTTCGTTTTTCTCTTCGTCATCTTTCTTTTCTTCTTCCGCTTCGTTAGTTACAACTAATTTAGGGTCTTCACCTTTATCAGTTCCAGCTTCAGAACCATCAGCTAAATTTTCGTTTTTAGCTTCTTCTTCTTCACCTTCTTCTGCTTCGTACATACCTTCTTCAGGCTGTTCTTCAGATTCATCACCTAATTGTGCTTCTAACTCTCTGATGATTGCTTCCAAGTCCATGTCATCTTCTTCGGTTTCTTCTTCTTCCGAACCAGTTACATCGTACTCTTCGCCATCACCTTCTTCTGATGCGAATGGGTTTTCTTCTTCTTCATCACCCATCATTGCATCTGCTTCCATTGCTGGAGCTTCTTCTTCATCATCAGTTCCCATTTCTAATTCTGCTAATCTAGCTTTTAATTGTGCGATTTCGTCTTGCTTTGCTTTTTCGTCATCGCCCATTTCCATACCTTCTTCTTCGTTGATGTCTGCTACTTTTTTGAAATCTGCAACCTGAGCTCCTGGCTCACCTGATGCAGTTTTTGTAGAACCAGCTTCGAATTCGGTGTGTGCGTCTAATTTAGGATTAGAAGTTGAAGAACCAATGCCTGTAGAAGTTAATTCTTCGTCAACTTTTTCTGCATCTTTCTCTTCTGCTTCAGCTTCTGCTCTTAACTTTTGAGATAAGATAGATTGAAGTCTTGGAGTAAATGCTTCTTCAAGCGCGAGTTTTGCGTTAGCTAATGCAGTTTCTTTTACAGCTTTAGCATCGGCAATTGCTTCTTTCAATAATTTTGAATTTGCCATTGTTTTTCTCCTTAAATTTGTTTGTGAAGTTATTCGGGAAGGAAACTCCAATAGATAATTGTCGGTTGTTCGGTCACACCTTATAAGAGAAGGGTATTCATTAACCAACTGTGTCGTAATAATAAATCCCATATAGAATGGGATATTTGATAATAAATATAGTATTTTTTTAGAAAACTAAAGAATTAATATAAAAATTTATTTTTTCGTTTAGCTTCTTCCATCTTTAAACGATTTTTAACTGATGGCTTTGTGAAGGTTTGTCTATCTCTCAATTGTTCAATTTGTTTTGAACTTTGAACTTTTTTCTTATAATCTTTGAGTGCGGCTTCTATATTTCCACCCTTAACATTGATAATCAACATAACTTATTGTAAATTAACTAACTTATATTTTGTTTGATATAATAAGGTTACAATATTATCTATATCATTTTGTAACCAACTCATTTGTAATTTCTTATCTTCTCTTAATTTTGCAACGGCTTGGATTAACTTATCAAAATACGCAATTATATTTTTAATATCATTGTTTGTATCTAAACCACTAACTGGTTGTAGTTTTATTAAACCATATTGTCCTTGATATGCTTCAACTAATCCATCTACAATTCCACCAATAGTATCATAGTAATGTTGTAAAGCTTGATGTGCTGATAGTGCGCCGATACCCTTAACACCTACATGAAATGAATGTGCCTGTGTTCTACTATGTAATAAAAGTGATGCTAATTGTTCCATATTACTTTATACCCAATCTTTGATGCATTTGTTCTTCGGTAATCTCAGCAATTTCGAAGTATCTACCCAAAACGTGTCCCATATCTTCATATAAAGCTTCCAATCTTTGTTCTTGTGCCTTTGCTTCTACAGCTTCTTTCTCAAACTTCTCTTGTAAAGATTTTAATTCTTTCATATTTCTTTTGATGGTAACTCTATCAAACCAATCTCCACCTTCTCTCAAAGTGTATTCTTGTGCTGCATCTGCGATTGCTCCAAGTGTTTCTGCTACCTGTCTGATATCTGATTTTCTACTCATATTTTCTCTATGTTGGCCATAGGTAGAAATAATTTCTAAAAAGTGTTTTTTTATTTCAGAAGGTAATTGCTGAAACTCCTCTGTTTCTTTTAATATATCTCTTAATTTAATCATAGTTATCTCTTTACAATTTTATTTCTTTTTAATCTTTGAACCGCCTGTTGTAAATCCGATGGTGTCATTCCCAACGCATCTATCAATTTTGCTATCACATATTGTTCTTTTCTTCTTGATAGATTATAAGATTTAATAACTTGCAATGCTCTATCTAAAAATCTTTCAACTTTTCCTGGCAATGCAGTATCCATATCATCCAAATCTTCTTTTTGAATTTCTCTACCTGGTATTAAATTTATTAACTTTGCCATATTAGTTTAATTCAATTATAATTTCTCTCATCAAATCTTGTGCTTTACACCACTTACCACATTCTTCTGCAACTTTTTTCCATTGCTTTGATTCGTTCACAGGTGCCATAAATGCTCCGTGAGTTGATGGGTTAGATACGAAATCCCAACCTACCAATTCAAAATCTTCTTGCACCATTACAGTGCCATCATTTAATTCTTTTACAGACCCCAATCCTCTCGATGAAATACCTAAACGAATGTTATTCTTTAATAATTCTTTAAGGATATTACCTGAAGGTGTTGAAAGTATTTCTACTTTTCCCATTACATCATCACCATCCCACCAAATTTCTCTAATATTGTGAGAAACATTTTTAAGATTGATAACAGGAGAATCCGGATGGTCTAATTCACCCAATGCTCTTCTTTCTTTGATGAGTTGGTTGTATTTTTGACACTCTCTTTCTAAAATTGGTTTAGGATATCTTCTATTATTTTGATTAGGTGCACCTGCTCTTTGTAAAATACCAGAAACCAAATAAGTTCCGTTTTCTTCTTTTACAAGTTTTGCTTCAAACAAATGCGTTTCTATCAATAATCCTTTATTCATTTTACTTTATATCTTTTTTTACTTTATCAACCGCCTTATCTCCCAATTCAGCCCAAGACTTAATTAAGATTGTTTTTAGTTGGTTTTCTAATTCTGTTTGGTCAATCTCCCCTTTTGCACTATCAACCACTTTTTTAATTTGGTTTTGTACAACACCCATATTCACAATTTCGTTTGCAGTTCCCATATCAATTCCTCTTTTGGAATCTACGATTTTAGAAATATTATCAGAAACTTTTTTATCTGATAAATTATCTAAAACCTTTTTAACTGCTTCTTTGTATTCTTTTTTGCCAGAAAAATATGTTATTCCTTTTCTAGCTAATTCATACAAATAATAAAAAATAACTTTACCAATGATTATAGACCCCAATGCGGATAATAAACCAATGGCAAGGTTCTCATTTACTTTTTTTTTTCTTCGTTTTTAGCTCTTAATGCTGCTAAATCCGAACCTTCAATCTCACCATCCTTATCCACATCAATCTGCTTTTGCTTATCAGTTAGTTCTTCTGGTAATCCAGTTAATCTACCTTCCGATTTTGCTTTTGCAGCTTTATCTACTGCTTGGAAGAATTTTACTTTTTCAGCATCAGACATATCAGGAATAGATTTGCCCGTTTTATCTAACATATGTTTAAACAATTGTTGATAATCGCTTTCTTCTTTTACTACTTGCTTAATAAGCTCTTTTAATTGTTTTATATCCATTTTATTCTGATATTTGTCTGATTTTTTGGTCTAATTTGATTAATCTTTCCTTTATAGCATAAATATGTTGATTGGTTCTTTTCCAATAACTTTTATTATCTACACCACTTTCGTTTTTAATTTTACCATACCAATTAAGAAATCTTTCCATTTCTTTTAATTGCTTATTGATATTTGAAATACCTCTACCAATCTTTGCTTGTGCGGATGATTCATCTTGTTTTAATGCCAGCCAACGATTTTCATTAACAACACTATATCCCGTTAAATCTGCTTGCTTTTTACCTTTCTTTTTTTCATCACCCTTTTTAGTAAATGCGTGTGGAGTACCATATCCTTGTACGTTACCGGTTACGTTCATTTCATCAATCATTCTTTCTCTTACCATTTTACGAATGATTTCTTTAATCTTTTGGATATTCTCTTCTTTTTTATTTGGTAATCCCTTATGAGAAGTAGATGCAAAATCTTTAGCATCTTTCTTTTTCATATCAGCTGCTACCTTTGCTACTTCTGGGGATGCAGGTTCTTCACCTTTTTGTGCGGCGTGAACCATTCCCATAAATCTTTGTTGTGCTTTACTTACTGCTGGCATTTTTTAATTCGTTTAATAATTCGTAGGTCATCATCATTGCTGATAAATGTTGCTCTTTAATTTTTTTAGCTGCTTTAATTTTTTTAATGTTTGCTATTGTTTCAGCTAATTTAATTTTTGTAACTTTATCGGAAACTTTAGAACCGACAGATTTTAAACTTTCTATTAATTTAGAAACTTCATTAGAAACATATTCATTTAACTTACCCGTATTATTAATATTATTGATATATTCTCTTAATAATCCTTTTTGCTCGGTTGTAAGGTTTTTATATTTGTTATTAAATGATTCTACTAATAATTTGTAAGATACTGCTCTTAAATCTTCATCTTGTTTTTTGTATTCTTCTAAAACAGCATCTTTAATTTTTTGGTCTTTATTTTGTATAGATGTGTTAATAATATTTTCTGCAATTGTAAATCTAGACGAAACGATATCAGTTGGTTCGTATTGTTCACCGGTTGTTATTACTTCAAATAATTTATAGATGGATGCTAATACTTTGTAATTAGATACAGGTGATTTTACAAATTCATCAATATCATATTTTTCTTTAATCTCTTTAATGAGGTTATACTTTTCCTTCATTAATTTTTTTTCATCCAATCTTTTTCTAGCTTCTAAAATTGTAGTTATAAATTGGTCTGCTTTGGATTCAGAATTATATTTTTCATTAATCAAATACTGATATAATTTTAATTCTTTTGATAATTCTTTCTTACCATTAAAATTTTCTTTTAAAATAGTTTCTGCTACGGATTTATTAGACGAAATTATTTCCGCCGTAATCTGTCTTACAAGCAATTCAAAGATAAAACCTGTATTTTTAAATTTCGAATGTTTAATTTTTTTCATCAATTGATATAATTAATCAGATATAAATATATTTTTCTATTGGTTTATTACTCTTTATCCAAATTCTCTGTCAAAATCTTCTTTTTTCCACCATTCATATCTTTAAATACTTCAAAATATGAATTTTTTCTTGGTTTGTATTGAACAGAACCTTCTTTTTGTTTAAGAGTTTTAATTCCCAATGGGTCTCTACCCTCTGGATGGTCATCTTTACCATACCTTACGGAATCTTTAGGTCTACCAACACCCTCTTCATCTAATTCTGCTTTTATTTTTGCAATTTCTTCTTCTACATTGGTTGGTGCTTCGGTTCCGGTCTCTTTTGCCGGGTCAACGCCTTGTGTTTCAATTGATGTTAAACGGAATTGTTGTTTTACATCTTCTAATACCTGTAGTGTCATATCATCTTGCTCATCTTTTGCCATTCCCATAATAGCCTCATACATCCAAGGTTTAGAAAACATTTTTGTTTGTTGCATTTGTTGAATTAATTGAACCTTTGAATTATATAATTCAACTTTTTCTTGCTCATATATTTTAGATGGGATTGTTAATTCTAAACTAAATGATGTTAATTTTTCATCAGTAATACCTTGTGCATATAAGTGAACGATTGCAATCTTTGTTAATTCAGAAATCATTATTCTTTGAATTCTTTCTATGGTTTTTGCAAAACGAACATCCATTCCGGCTAATGTTGCTTTACCATTGGTTTCTTCTTCATAACCTAAAAATGCTTTAGGAATTTGAAGTGCTGCTAACATTTTGCCTTTAAGATAATTAATATCATCAATCATATTGTACTCCAATCCTTTAAGAGTATCAATTGAAGTACCACTATCACTACCACGAACTGGCATATAGTAATCTTCGATAAGGTTTTGAATATTATACTTTAAGTTATATTCACCTGTTCTTTCATCTACAAAAGGAACTTTTTTAGAATTGTTGATAATTTTTTGCATGTAATTATCCACTTCATTTGGTGGAATATTACCAACATCAATTTTGAATATTCTCTTTTCAGGCGCTCTCATTACTCTATGAATTAACATCGCATCTTCCATAAGAGATAATTGCTTCCAAA